TTGCAGCCGTAGTCCAATCTAACTCAACTGTTGCATATGCGGTTGTGGCTGGAGCAGTTGCTGTTACATATGGACGAGTCCAGACGCCCGCGTTTAAATTAAACGAAGCACCTGAAGAGGTACTTATTAAAGTGTTAGTGCTGTCGTACCACGAGATCTTTGGCGTAAACGTCTCAGAAGTTGTTGCAGGTTGCACATAGATGCTGAATGTATAAGAGGTGTTTGGGTAATAGATACCCATCAACTGAGATGTTGTAGATCCATCCCAAGATGAAAGCACGGCTGTGCCAGTTGCAGTGGCAGTTAGTTGTAGCCCGTTACCTACGCGATAAACCGTTCCACTTGTTACCGTGGAGTTAGAGGCCGTTACTGAGTAAGTAAATGTATTAAGTCCTACACCAGTGATTGTTCTAGATCCGTTGTAGTTGCTTGCGCCCGTACCAGTTACTCCAGAGATGACTATTACTTGGCTTACTTGATAGCTGTGTGGGTTGTTTAAAGTTACGGTTGCTACGTTAGATACGATGCTGGCAGTTGTAATTGAGAAGGTCTCTACTCCAGGCTCAGCAAACTGAGACACTGAAGTGGTAGATGCTCCAGTTACACTCCAAGGAGTTATTGGAGAAGCAAAGTGGGGATTGACTAACTCATTAATGCGGTTGGCTCTAAGTGTTAGGTGTAGCTGACGAGCCTCATCAAAGCTTGTAGCGTTAGACGCGGCCTCAAACTGTGCCGCATCAAAGTAGTGGTGTTCATTGGTAGCGGAACCACCTACAGAAGCAACTTGTATGGCAGGGCAAGCGTATGTAGCCCCGGTAGGCGCGGCTGCTGATACGTGCGGACGAACTGAGCCTGAAAATTGAGCAGTGTTATCTGACACGGCTGACCCGGTAGATGTGCTGATATACGCCCCAAAACGATCAAACCATTTAATAGACAACGTTACATTTCTAGCGGTTGACCCTGATCCTTTAGCGGCGTAAATGCTAAAGGTATATGTGGTTGCGGCCGTTACAGGGATGCCTGTGTTAATTGGGTCGCTATCTCCACAAGAGACGTTTACCGCCTGTGAACTAGTAGATGAGTTGTAGACGGCAAGTATTGCTTTGGCTTTATTAGGAAATAGCGTTGGTGCTGTGGACTCAACCCAAGGGGCAGGATAAGGAGCAACAGTTCCATAGGCCTGTAGCGATGGGTTGTACCCAGTAACACTTACAAAGTCAGGTGATGTTGTAGAGAAACTGATGGTGTTAGTTTGGTCTACTGCGGTTAACACTACTGGGGTTGTAGAGTTAAATAGTGGGTATGGTAACCCCTGAATTACTATTGAATTGCCCACGTCATAGTTGTGAGCGCCTATTACTAAGGTGGCTGTTCCAGAAGTTACTGAGATGCTCTTAATGTTATAGGTAGCTAATCTATCAATATCAGCCGAACCATCTGCTGATCCCCAGTGACCAGTGCTCTCTTCAAAAGAAGAGTCGTTGTAATCAAGCATAAGATTGTGGCCGATTACAATGCCATTAGTGCTTGGGTTAGGGGTTCCTGATATAGGTACAGGGACCCCCCAGCTAGTAAAGTCCTTAATAAATCCTACAAGTCCTTCTTTAGATCCTTTTTGCTTAGTAAGAGTTACCCCATCACGAAGCAGTTTACGGTTCTGTTGTAGCCCAAGAGCAGGCTCGTAGGTAAGGCCAAATTGATTCATCAATGACGGTACAAGAGCACCATTAACTGTTGATGAGTTGTAGCGGCTAGTTAGTAATGCCGACATGTTCTGTGTGTAGTCCAGCTCAAAGCCAAAGTTACTTAAGAAAGAATAAAGGTCTGGGTTGTCCCAAATATCTGTTGTTGCTTGGTAGGGCTGTGTGATCTTATAGATAGATGGTAGGTAGTCATACATCTTATCTGTGTTGCCATAGTTCTTAACGGATAGCGCAAACGCCGTTCCAGCGTTAACCCATGAGTACTGAATTAGGCTGTATACAAAGATGGTGTAGTAGTAATAGCTTCCTTCTACTAGACCAGAAGCGTCAATGTAAAACACTGGATCATTGCCGTTGTATACGGTAAGAATATTAGTGCCATCCCAAGGATTTACTGGATAGCCGTAGTTGTTTCTTACAATTACAAGCTTAGACCAGTCTCCCGTTGGGTCAGTCCAGTTAAGTAAGATACGCCCGTGTCCAGCAGGCTTTGCTGTAAATGGGGTCGCATCAAACTTAATTGGGTTATCTGTACCATAGTAGTCAAGACCATAGTAACTAATACCGTAGCGTGACATTAGTTCAGGATTCCTCCAGTAGCGTTAATAACAACGCTGCCCACACCTGTGGTTGATGGGCTGGCGGTAGTTCCAAGTTCATACAGTGTTGGGATCTCGTTAATTCCGCAAACAATGTCCTTAACTACAAGCGCGGTTACTGAACCCGTTGCTGAGGTTGAAGATACGTTGTTAGCTACTAAAACATATGAGAAGGTATTAGACGTAGTTGCAATAACCACAAATGTGCCGTTAAAAGTGGAGTCCACGTTAGTCACAAATACTGTTTGACCCACGGATAAATTATGGGTTACAGATGTTGTAAGAGTAGCTACGTTGCTAGTTAAGGCTTTATTTGTAATAGTAAAGGTTTGATCTTGGTCCGCTCTAACTAACTTCTGTATCTGCTGGTACGCCACACCGTCTACAGACGAGATGGTCTGGTAAACATCTGCCACTGCAACGGTGTCATTAAAGATGACGTTATCAATATAAAAAAGGTTATTAATTGCGGACGTTACGTTGCTTACAACTGATGACTGCTTATATTGAGGCGCCACTGTAATATTTACTACTAAGTAGGCTCCAACATACTTTGGGGGCTGGAACGTTATAGTGGTGTTAGCGGGGGCTTTGTCTATCAATGAAGACAATACATTTGGGGTTAGATTGTTAAAGACAGATGTTGGCGTTACGTTGTCTGCTGCAACCCCTGGATCACCTGCAGGGGCAAGGTACAAAGTAACTGATGTATAGACATCAGCTGTAGCAATTGCTTTGGCTACTCCAGAAACCTGAACAGCGATATAAGAGTAGTCACTTAAAGAAACCGCTCTGTTAATTGCTCTAATGCTCTTAGGGGCGTTGATTCTAATTGAGTCTGTGCTTTCAGCATCTGCTCCGCCAGTAGCGGCTCCATCTCCAGAGACAGAGATATCTTGGTTAGATACTGTAAGACCTGCGGGTATAGTTCCAGAAGGAATACTAATTACATACTTAATTGTATTAGAGGCCACGTTGCCAATAACACCTCCGCCAACTCGATAGGTGGCGTAGATCTGTGCTCCGTTAGGCGGCACTCTTCCGCTAACGCTGTCTCCAAAGGTAACGTAGGTAATGCCATCAGCATCAGTATTTGTTGAAAATACTGGGTCATAGCCATTAGAGTCAATTAAATACTGCACTGACTGATATGCGACGCCATTGATAGTAACGTTTACTGTCCCATTAATTACGCTGGTGTTAGCTAGCGCATATGTCTGGCTAGGTGTTCCATCAGATACGCCAATAATCTCGTTAGATACTGTTTGACCTTGAGTAGCCACAACAGTAGCTGAGCCGTTAGTCGCACCTGATTTTGCGGGTACGGTTAGGGCTGAGTTAGTTTCAAAGACTACTTGGGTGGTAGTTCCATTAGATACTAACGAGGTTGCAACTTGTGTAAGGGCAGGTAGGGTAATGGGAGAAGCCGTTGAGTTCTGAAAGGTAAGGGTTACTGTAGACGCCGTGCTGTTTGTAGGGGTGTACCCAATAAGGCTGGCAATCTGTAAAACGGTTTGGCGCTGGGTTGCGCTGGTAATAAGAGCTTCGTTAGCCGTTCTATCAATATAGTAATTGAGGATATCTCCCATATAAGCAAAGAGCTCTAGGAGAGTCATACCAAAGTCGGCAGGGTCGCGGTTAGTCCAGGTAGGGGAAAAGATAGGGATAAGGTTGGTCATATCCGTAAGGATCGCCGAGTAGTCCCTAGAAGTGTAATCTACTGAGGGAACGTAATTGTTGCTAGCCATTTGATACCTCCGTAATTACATCTCCAGATCGACTAATAATAGCAGTTTTAAGACTTACGGTCTCAGGGTTTGAGTTAATGCCGTAGTTATAGGTAATAGATATAGACAAGATGTTATCCACGGGGTCTACTTTTGGGGTGGAATCAATAAGGTTTAAGTACGGTAGCCATTTGCTAAAGACCACAGCAACTTCTTGTTTTATAAGCTGAGCTGCCTCTGTCATGTTCTCAAAAGAGACCGCTTTTATGTTAGAGCCAAAGTTAGGTCGGTTAACGCGCTCACCCAAATAAGTCATTACTACTAACGCAATTCGATCTTGAAGTACCTTCTTAGGGTCTTGAGTGTTGTTGACCGCCCCATTAGCGTCAAAAGAAAATGGCAAAGCTATAGCTTTACTCATAGTTGTACTCCCATCCATACTGGAAAGTTAGGGTCTCCGGCTATAAACATGACCCAAACTTTTTGACCGACATTTGGCACTTTACGGTGATACGTGTGTTCAGCGGCAGTTAAGCCGGTCTCTGATCCATCTGTGTCTAGCGGGTCTGTGCTTGTCACATGTGGGTGAGCTAATGTACCAGCGCCACTCTTAGCCACAACGGTTAAAGCGGGGATAGTTATAGATACAGATCCCCCCTGTGGATCCGAGCCACTTACAGAGGTAGAGGATGTTGTCAATAAGGCTGCTACTTGAGCGGCCGTATGCGTTTTATGGTCAAGGTGTTCGGCATCAGATGTGACTGGTAAGCATGGAAGAGCCCAATCAGTCTCTTCTGCGCCAAGTACTTGAGGTACCTGTAGTTTAATTTTATAAAGGTTATCCGGGTCTTCGTTATTGGTACAGAGCCCTTGGTATATTCCATAAAAACGCTTGTCTTCATATGTCATGGCTTAGGCACCTTTGTTAGTAAACGTTTAGTGTAAGAAGAAGAACTTGTATTTGGTTGAGTAATTGATTGCACAGCCGGCTTAGAGGCCGTCCACGTTGGTCCTTTAATAGGTTGCTTATTTACCAAAGGAAGCGGCTTGTTCTTTGCCGCACTAAACTGACCATTAGCGGCTGGAGAATACGCAATAGATGTTCTTCTTAAAGCTGAGGTAGGTGGCTTATTTGTCTGGCGCACCCCAGGAATAATTGTTCTAGCTGGGGTGTAGTCAGGAGAACTGATCAAGGCGCCATCTGTCCACTTAACTGCGGGTCCAAGAGAGTCTGTTCCTAAATGAAGCATCGTTGTGTACTTAAATACATTTCTAGACTCTTCTACAATCATGTGCTCTGTGCCTAAGATAACCCAATACCCTGAGTAGTTATTGCCAAGACCGTCAAGATAGACAGGTAGATCTGGGCGTAAAGAAGGGTCACCTATCACTTCAGCCACGGCTCTATAAGGAAATACGGCTCTATCGTCTGCGGCTTTAGCCTCATGGTTAGCTACTTGAGAGTCAAGTGCAACCACATGAGTATTGAACTTATCAAAGAACTCCGCTTTACTATTCAGCCTAGTGTTCTTATTTCTTTTCTGATTTACTATAGCCACAGGAGAAGAAGTATTTAGATCAACGCCTGACACAGAGATCGCAGCTTTTTTATCCCCCTCATGGTCAATGCTCTCGCCAATTACAGGGTAAAAGGAGTACAAGTTAGATCCGCTTGGGTTAGCTTGGCTGCGCATTGTAAACTTCTTTGCCTGTGACCTGCGCTGTGTGTAGTCATACATCATAGGCTGGAAGTAGATCTCTGTACCTTCTGTTCTTAAAGAATAGCCGCTTTGCTTTGCTAATCTAACGCAGAACTCCCAGTCAGTATGGCCAGCTTGAGATACCTGTGGATACACTCTTGGGTGAGGTATCGCATAACAAGCAAAGTTGTGCTTAGCCGCAATCTGTTGAATGATCGCGTCTGCTGACAGCCCCTTATACACTTTTTGAGATTCATTTTTAAACACGTATGAAGAGCTTATAGCCACTACCTCAGTTAGGTTAGACCCAGGCTCATTTTGTGTGGTTACATGGTCTATGTAGCCAATAAAAACTTTGGACTCTAATCCATTATTAATGGTAAAGGATATTGGCGATCCGGAGCTTACGTTGTCGTAGTCAACGCCCCAGTCACGAAACTGGATGGTTGCAACTTCGTGTTGGTACCTATTTTGCTTTAAGCTTAAGTCATAAACGCGTGCTGGGGGCAAAGTGGTATTAGGAAAAGATACAGTAATGTAATTAAACATTAGCTATCCTAAGTACTGTTCCTGCGGGTATGTTTGTAAAGTCTACTTTAGGGTTAACCTCAGCAATTAACCACCATAAAAACGGAGTCTTATAATATTTAGTTGAGATCTGATCTAATCTTTCACCAGCAACGTACGCGTGTTCATAGTAGTTTAATGGGTTAATATTGTAAGTAGAGTAAAAAACAATAGGGTTGTCAGGTCCATTAGTAGTTTTAGATACAAAGTCAATAGTAGAGTACTCGTACCTAGATCCAGTATAAATTGTCATAGTAGGTACTCCTTACTTAAGAGAGCTCTGAGAGTAGGTGGACATATTAATAGTTACCTGAGAATGAATTGGGATCATATCCTCAGTAAACATCTGATGAGAAACAGATATGCTTTCAACCCAACCCACGTATGAGAGGCTGTCAGCATTTGGGCCAAATTGTACAGCCACTGGTGTTGGAGCTAAGAAGTTAATATCCGCTGTTTTTCTTCCTAAAGCGTTTGTCCATGTAGCGCCATTTGCACCGTCACCATTAATCATTTTAAAGATAAACTCAATGTCGGCCATGGTGCCTTTTAGCATTAAATCTTTAATAAGAGCTGATGTGTTATTGCCTGCTCCCGCAGACTTAGGGTACATTTCTGCATGGTATGGGGCTTGATCAGGATAAGCTTTAAAACAGGCAAAATCATTAACTCTGTTAATAATAGCTACAAATGATAGTGCCTCAGTTCCTGGAAATAGCGGGGCTCTACCAGCAAACGCATCCATAGCTTGTGGAACTAAATTGGCATTTCGTTGTACAGAGGTGGCAATTTCAGTAGGGTTCCATAGGAACTGAAAGCCCCACTGGGTATCTAAACTCTTAGATACGTTAGTTCCACCAGCAATAACTCCTGCTTGGGTAGATCCTGATTGAGTTGCAGTAGCGTAGTTAGAGTCGCTTGCTCCAAGATAACACCACATTCTAGCTCTACGAACGCTCTGATCCGCTTGAGTTTGACTATCAGAGCTTGTATTAAATAACTTTTGATTTGTTGGCATGCTCCAGTTGTGAGGGGCAAGATTAAACTTAATATTGGTTGGAGTATTGTTAGTAGGTACTACTGGTACTTGAGGCGCCCCACCATTCTTAGTACTAGGAGGGGTAAAGTTAGGGTCTTGTAGTTTTTTATTAGCAGCATATACAATATTGTTAATGTCATAGAACCCAGCAAAGCCAGAAATTTGAACAGGCGTTGATGTATTTATATGTAGAGCTTTATTTACGGCTACAGCTTCTTGTAAAGAATGTGCTACTTGCGGGCTCAGTTTTTTTAAATCTGCTGGCAACAGACTAATCTTTCCTGATTTTGTTGTTAAAGTTACTGGTGGTAGTGGTGTCATTAGTGGCTCGCAGTCTGTTTAGCAATTTCTTTTTTAAGATCTTGCGCTAGTTGTTTAGCGTCTTTACCTGCCGCAGAGATAGTAATTGTGATACCCCCGTAGTTATAATTTATATTGCTAGATGGGGAGCTTGTTGATGTGGTGGATGGGTTCGCTACCCCAAGCATTTGAGCAGATGTAGCTAGGGCTGCTTGTGAAGCGGCCATAGCTTTAGAAGTTGCTGCGTCTAATGCAATTTTTGTAGGAGAGCTAGTTGCGCTGGAAGAAGCCCCGCCTGAACCACCGTAATGACCGGCATCCCAAGAAGAAGCTTGCATTAGCTTAAAGAAGTCGGCATTAGAAGCTCCGCCGCTTGTTAAGCTTTTAACAATATTTGTGTATCCACGGTCTGCAGCATGTGCGCCAGTTAAAGTTTTAATTGTGGCGTCTATCCCTTGCTGCCAAGAAAGATAGGCTTGTACACCTGAGCCAGACTTACCTGTATTAAAGTTAGTAGATCCTTGCTCTTGGTAGCTGGTGTTAAGCGGATTGAACTTTGCAGTATTGCTCCAGTTACCGCCCTCTTTACCTTCCCACATAAGCATATTAGATATGCTTTGTGGGGTAGGTGTTCCCCCCAAACCTTTAATAACTGCGGCAGCAAAATCTTCTCTACTAAACCCACTAGCGCCTCCAGCAGACATGACGCCCCCATTGCCCCTGTTAAGGCCCAGCATATGATTAGGAACAATTGTTCCATCAGTCTTAGGTACAAATAGTTCAGGTCCTTTTTCACCAACAATGTACGGCATCTTGTTACCTACAGGGCCGCCCTCAGCTCTAAGACCAATTAGACCTAGTAATGTGTTAATAATCTTTCCGCCAGTACCTCCGCCTAAAGCAGCAGTGCCTGTGTAAGCGCCATTTACCGCGCCTAGTGCTGAGCCTAACGCACCCAAAGAAGCAGCCGCATTGTTAGCAAGTGCTCCTAGATCTTGAGATGCAGCAAAGCCGCCAGCTGTAGCTGATGCGGTCTTTGTTAGTAAGTTGGTTTGCCCAGCTACATTTCTTGAAATAGCATTTATTGTGGCGGTTGATGCGTTTAGACTCTGCAAAGTTGATTTCGAGATGTTTTGAACGGGTATGTTACCGCCAGTTCGAGCTTTAGCTAAGAACCCAATGTACACGGCCTGCATACTCATTTGATCGCCGTTAAGCAAAGAGTTCATGCTCTCGTAAAAGTATCTACCAGGCATCCATGATTCTTTAATCTGATCTGGTGTAAGCATAGGCATGCCAGGCTTATTAAAGTAAGCCCATAGCTGATCAATGATCTTGTCAACACCCATGATGTCGCCATTAGCCCCACGGATGTTAATACCCATTGCACGAGCCATATTTACTGTTGTTGGGGCATTAAAGTTAGCGGCTACTGCAGCCGCACCTTGTCCGCCAAGTCCAGGCATCAAGTTAGATAAAGTATCGATGCCATTAATAACACCGGTATTGAAGTTAGTCGCTCCGCCTAGCCCACTGTTTTGCGCAGCCATAATTCCATTAAGAGAGTCTATGCTATTAAGCATTGTGCCTTGAGCGGCCATCTTACGTTGAAGCGCATTAATCTGATCGGTTCGAGATTTTGAGGTTCCTCCAAAGCCAGCAACACCATAGAAAGCAGCACGATTAGTTAGAAAGTCTTGCTGAACAGCCGTAGGCACTCCAGGCATTGCGTTCTGCAGAATGTTCATACCGTACATTCCGGCAGCTACGGCCTTTGCAGCAAAGGAGCCGTTATCGGCTACTCTGTTGCCGCCCCCACCGCCAGTATCGCCTGTACCGCCATCACCCGTTGCTTTAGCTGTTGGAGCTCCGCTATCAGCTAGCTTGTTGCCGGTACCAACTCCGCCATTGATCTTTGCAGCATCTTTTGCGATGTTACTAACGCTTTTTTCTACGCGCTGGATCTTAGGGATGATCTGGTTTTCAAGGACGTTAGCTAGATCAAGGAGGCTGTTCTTGATGTTGGTAAACGAGTTACCGTTTAAACCGAAGAACGATTTAATGTCCATCAGACTCTCCTACCTCTCTTTGATCTTTCTATCCAGTTAAGTCGTTCTCTAGCGGACATGTTCTTTATATCCGCTAGCGTCCAGCCAGTAAAGGTGCGGGTTAGTACCTCATACTGATCTAACAAGTTTTCGTAATCTTTCTCGTTATAGGCGAAACAAATCTACAAGACTAAGTGGTAGAGAAATACCTTCACCACATGCCTTA